TACCGACGCGGCTTGGTTTTGTGCGGCAATATACGCCTTTTCACGAGCAATCCGTGCTTGGAGTTTAGGATCAACATTATGAATGTTAGAGGTATGAATGTCTTCATCTGGGCTGTAGTTATCGTTTGGTTTTACTATTGTCACTTCCCCTGTTATATTATCAGGTTGGGTAATAATCGTGACTTTATCTGGGGGAAAAGGATATTTTCCTCGATTGACGGACCTTCCTACATTCTGTCTTTTCCGGCTTAAGCCGGCAACCTCATTAAGATCCACGGGTTGCTCAGATCTTCCTTTTTTGTCAGCTTGCGGCTCAACAGAATCTACTGCTGTAGTATCTTGAGGGAAAAGGATTTTCGGCATCAGACCTTTTGACACTGTACTAGTAGCAATGTCTGCCTGCTCATAATAGATAACGTCCTCAAACGCCCAGGTAGTATTTATTACTGCCAATTCATTACCCATTTCCTGACTATATTGATCATGTCCCATTGATTCAACAAATGGGTTAACTAGATCTATCCTTGAGTATCGAGCTGCCCCAAGTAAATATATCGACATATACTGAAAAAGATTTTTACTATCTAATTTGTTGCCCATATTATAACCGAAATGCTCATAACCTTTATAATTAACTGTTCCAAGTTTATTAACAATAGAGTCTGGCACAGTCTTATTATAATTGTTTTCATTTTTATTTCTGCCGTTTTTAAAATAAAATTCATACATACCTGTCCAGAAGTTTTGCACTATATCCGCACGATCATCCCAGAATTGAATGCTAATTGGTGAATATTCAATAGAGGTTGGAATAATCCGTGGTTTATTGTAAGAATTGAATACTTCAGATTTAATATCTATCTTTGGTAAATCTACCGATTTAACACGATGTGTTATATTACGAAGTTCAACGCCACCTGCTGTCGTGGTTAGGTTTGAATAATGAAAACTAACCATGTATTGATTCTTAATTCGTGGCTGTATTGTATACCTTGCGGCAGTGTGTCCATGTATCCGGGGTGCTGTTACTGCCCCGGATACATAGACATTGTCAAGTCCGTTTCCGCCGTAATTGGCCATTTTTTTCTCTAATTATTACTGGACATCGTTAATAGCAGGATCAATCGCACCGGTAGCACTTGTGCCAGTCCAGATGCCTGCGCCACCGGGCATTAACGGATCGCCTGCACTAGTACCTGAATGTAACGCATTATCAAAGCGAATTGTTAATGTTACCTGTAATGGATCACTACCAGCATAATCACCTTGATCGTAATCTGCGTTTTGGATCCAACATCCTTCTATTCCCCATTGATCAATCTTGCTGTCGTCGCCGTGTGTGCCTGTTAAGAAATCAATAGTCATACCAAATTTAAAATCCTGTGCCGCCTTGGCCGAGGCTTGTTCGTGATGGTCTACTTGTCTCTGTAGTTGTGTACCAACTAATTTTACAATACTATTAGTTATATCGTCCCTAAATGTGCAACTAATTGTTGCCCATTCATGTTTACCTGAAATATACGCAATAGAGTTGTATGAATGAATCGGTATTTCTGTGTGTGAAAGTTTAGGTCTGTCACACGTAACGACATTCCGTGAGAACTCCCCCTCTTCGGTGCCCCCCATGTTAAATTTTACTCGGTATCGATATTTTAACTTTGGTTGTAAAATAGCGCGTCCCGATGACGTGGCCCCGATACCAAATTTACCTGCTGTAGTCATGTTTCTAAATCTCCTTTATTACTAATTATTTATCTGTCTTTTACTACAAAGTAACCGGGGGCTTGGCCCCCGTTTACTCGGGTTTTATCTCTCTTATTAGGCTCAGCCAGCGATTGTTAGATCTTCGCCTGTGTTCCTCACACGAATTGGGATATAGATAAATTCAATTGCCTTAACTGGCTGAATTGCTACATCTACCCATAATTCGTTACGATCGATACGTGTTGATGTGTTATTACTTGCATCACATACAACTAAAAAGTCGTATAATGCTCGTTTTGTAATTAGATCTCCTAAGAAACCATTGAATACACCAACTACTTGACCTCTTGTGAAGTCATCATTTGGTTCAAACAAGAATGGTTGTGCCATGTCATCGAACCGTCGTCGTAAATATGCAATTAGTCGTGCTACATTAACACGATCCAACGCACTTGATACTGTATGTAAAGTCTTTTGTCCCCAAATAGTTAAACCTCTATTAGGCATAAATGCGATTGGATTAACTTTATTTACATAAAGTACATCGCGCTGTCCTTGGTTTAATGCTACAGGTACATATTCTTCCTCACTGTTAATATAACCAACACTTGTAGCATTACCTACAAGTCCGCGATTATAACCAGCTGGTGCAAACCATTCGTATGATACTTGATCATTATACGCATATGATCGCAATGTGATATGTGATGATGGCTGTACTACATTTTCACCAGTGATGTTTGTTGTCAAACAACCACCTGGGTAGTATAATGCCACATCAAAACCTGATGTTGTTAGGCCTTTCTCGCCGTTTTCACCAGCAACTGCATAATTGGATATCCAATTCTTACATGATGTGGAATCGGCTGCTAACCTAAATGGTGTATCGCCAATAACAAATGCTTGTTCCTTGCGATCAATGTTAAGAGTTTTCATTTCATCTAATAAATCTACATAACCTGGTGCAGAAATTAAGTTAAAGAAACGAGTTTCTGCTCTAATTTCTTCACTACCGGCAAGTGCGGCGGCCATTGAATCAACAATAACACGATGCTGTGCATGTCTGCCTGCCCACATTTTACCATCTAACTGTTCGCCAGATTCATTATACCATTTTGCGCTTGTTGCATCATACTTTTTAACATCATATCCTGATGCCATGTAATTCCAACCCAAAATACCTACTGGATATGTTGCTGGATTTAGTATAGTGCCGCCTGCGCCTGCTGTTGCATCTGTTTCAAGTGCTGAAGCCTTGGTAGCTCTAAAGTTACCAAATACAATGCCGGCTGAGGATGTTTGATCTGTTTCGTCAACAGCCATCCATGTTACGCCAGAATACTTGTATAATGCTGGATAATTTTCAACATCTACTGTATCTAACCAGACATCACCTGCTGAAGGTGCTGTTGGCTTTGATGCCGCTGCTGTTAATGTACCACTAAATGTTCGCCATTTTGTAGTACCAGCATCGTCATATGTCTCTAATAGATCCACGGTTGTTACGCGACTATCATACCATAATGTACCATCGGCTGGTGTGCCAGATGGTGCTATTGTATTTGGCTCATAACTTAATGGGATCCAATTACTATTGTATCCTGCTGTGAGGCCTGTATCTGCTAATAGAGTACCACTGCCCTCAGCAAGAAGAATATCTTTACCTGCTGTGTTTGTAATAACAAGTTTGTTACTTGATACACTTGCTTGAATGTTTGCAATGCCTGCACTGCTAATCACTGCCGCTAATCTAATAACGTCTGGATCACTGCTTGATGTATATGTAACAGTTGTACCGTTAATTACCATAGTTTGTGTAGTAGTTAACGTTGGGCTTGCAGTTGCGGCTGTTACTGCCAATGTTGCGTCACCATTAAATCGTACAAGTTGATGCGATGCAACTTCTAATGTATGTGTGCCTTGTTCGTGGTTGTACTTAACAAATAAGTTACCAGCCACTGGTGTAACGTAATGTGCCCATGCCTCAGTTGTATTTTCAAAGACAGGTGCCGCTATTGTAATCCATGCAGTTGTTGTTTCGTTCCAGTATTTTACAAAAAACTGTGAACCACTATTATATTGTGTTGTTTTGATGTATACATCGCCTGTTGCTAATGCTGTTACACCATCGGCTTGTTTAGTAGGAATAGTAAGGTGTGTTGCAAATTGGAAATCTGCACTTGCCGCAGTTGCCCAAGTATTCGTACCTAAATGATACCATACCCCACTTACTTTTTGCCAAATTCTATTATGGGAATTACCACCTGCTACTGCTACCCATGCAAATTCACCATCTAGGCCTTCACTGTTTAACGGTGCGCTTGTGCCTGAATCATAATTAGCGGC